AGCAGGGTGTTTGGAATGCAGCTACAAAAAATGCCGAATTGATGGCTGGTCTAGAACAGATGGCCAAGGGCGCTAAACCAAAGTCGGAGTCGAAGGACCTCAACACTATTACCCCGATGTCTTCGCAACCAAACGCGGGGACAGCCGGGGCAACTGACTTGCTGGCGCAAATGTTGGCGGCTCGACGAAAGAACTATGGTATCTCTTTGACAGGATAATGATATGAACATCGCGGAAATCATCGCCGCTCTTACGGGCGGGGCAAGCCCGAGCGCAGCAGTTATGGGCGGGCAGCAAGCGGCCCCACTTCCGCCAAGCCCTCCGCCTGTTCAACAAGCGAGTCCTCCACCGGGAACTGCCCCTCAAGGGGTTCAGACGCCGGTTACGAACCCCCAACCCGCTGGAGACGCGCCGAAGATTACTCAGTCCCCTCCTGATTTGGCTAATATGTACGCAATGATGATGCAGAAGAGCCAGAACGCTGCAGCGTTGGATTCTGGCATGACGCTCATTGCTGCTGGTCTATCGAACCGTCCGGAAACCCGCCAAGCGCTGATCCAAAGCGCGGCGGGAGGAGGCGGGAAAGCTATGTCGTTGTCTGCTTCCGATATGATCAATTTCGAAAAACAGAAGGCTGAGGCTCAGAGCGCGTTGTTGAAGAAATCAATGCTCGGTGGCTTGGCTAAAAAATATAACATGTCCCCTGAGCAGATTGGGTATCTGCACGAATCCGGTAAGATGGACGAGGTGCTGCAACATTATTCCACCGAGAATTTGGCCCAAGTCAAGGATGAAAGCGGTAGAGTTCATATGGTTGCGCCACGAACTGGCAAGATTATTACTACTTTGGGTGAGGAAAAGGAAGACCCGACGCAAGTTGTTAAAACCCCGATGGGCGATCAAGTTGTTAATATGCGAACCGGTCAACCAGTTGGCGCTGCGCACGGCCCAACTGATACGAATGTTGACGCGAAAGGTACCAAATTCCCGGCTCTCGACACAGGGTATGATTACGCCCGCGATGAAAAGGGTTTTGTCAAACTTACCAACGGCGTACCAACGGTTGCCACTACGCCCGGAACTAAAGCCCAACAGGCAGAGATTGAGACGCAACAGAAGAAGGTAGAGCAGAAAATGCAGGCGTCGGCGGCGCTTTCCAGCGTTTCCACTGCGGTTGGTGCGACTGAGAAGGCTTTGGATGAAGCCGTTATCCCCGGTGCTGTTGGTCCCGGCTCCAAACTTTATAATATGACGGTTGGTCAGTTGGGCGGTATGGCGGGCAACGTTGTCCGGGATAACATTGATACAATCAAGGCCAACGCTACGTTCGACAAACTGGCAGCGATGCGGCAGGCTTCCCCAACTGGCGGCGCATTGGGCAGTATTTCGGACTTCGAGAACAAACTGCTCGGTGCTGCAACAGCTACGTTGTCCCCCAATTTGAAGGCAGACCAGCTGAAAGAAAACATGTATCGTGTTCAGGCCACGATGGAACTTCTAGCGAATAAAAAGTACGAGGCGGGGTCCGAAAAGACATTCGCTGCAGACGTGACTAAACGGGTCAATGATCTGAAGGCAGAACGTCTGAACAAAGCGTCTGCAGGCAGTAACATTAAGGTAACGCGGGAGTAAATCATGAAGGTAACCATAGGCGATGTTACCTACAACGTCGAGGGAACTGATGACCCCGCAGTTGCCGTCAAGCATGCCAAAGAATTCGCTCAACAAGACTTGAATAAAAGAGCACAGACTGAATATAACGAAGCCAGCGGGTTAGCTAAGCCACTTATGGCCGCACAAGATGTCGCTCGAACTGTGGCCGACACAGCTTCTTTGGGGTTCGCGGACAAATTTGCCGATTATATGAAGCCCCCCATTCCAGGGCAGCCAACTCAAGCCGAAATAACTAAAGCTATCCGATCCAGAATGAGTGGGGCTGACGTTGCTGCTGATATTGGTACCACCATTGCGGCGGCTCCAACTGCCGTACCGAAAGTAGTGGGCATGCTTGGGGGTGGAAAAGCTGCTCGAGCAATTACTGGAGGCGCGACAGCGGCAGCCGAGGGGGGCGTCTTGGGTGGGTTATCGGCGGCGGGACACGACCAACCAGTATCTGAAGGGGCAGGAGCCGGTTTGGTATCGGGATTAGGCGGACAAGCTTTGGCTGGAATGTTAACTAAACCAGTGAACGCCGCCGCGAATTGGGTAAAAGGCGCTAACCCAGCACTTCCTCCCATGACCGAAAGGCAAATAAGAAGGGCCAGTGGGGCTATTGGGGAAGACCCAGCCACTAGAGCATTTTCAGGTATTGGGAATGCATTGTCGCAATTTTCTTTCCCCGCATCTTTCGGCGATTTATCGACAGGTTTGGCGATGAAGGGCGGTGGTTGGTTAGCTAAGGGCATCGCTAACCAAGGTAGAAGAGAAAAGGTCGACGATGTGCGGCGCTTATTGAATGGACAACCAAGGGTAAAGGGTCCTTTGAGCGACGAAGAGAAGTTAGCTCTTGGGCTTAGGGGACGGTTATACGATTATCAGATGGACGAGTGAGCTTGAAGTGTGAGAACACGGCTTGCGCCATATCTTCCTTGTCTTGTAACGCTTTGGCTACTCGGCGATCCAACTCTGTGCCCCAAAGATCGACGTATAAGCAGCTTTCAGCCACTTGGCCGTGTCTGTGAATTCGATCCTCTATCTGACTTCTGTCATCCAATGAATAGCTGTTTTCTGCAAACACCATGGTGGAGCAGCTATCTTTTCCAATACCACCCAACAGGGTATGTCCGTACTTGCCTGCCCGAATTTGGACCAATATTGCCCTATATCGGGCGTCGTTGTTAAAAGTATCCTTCACACTTTGGATCGCAGACGGTTTCATTCCACCGTGGAGCGTCACCGGGTTAAAATCCTTTAGCACTCTTTCTAGTATCTGCCGGGTGTAGCGATGAACATAGGGCACAACTATCTTGCTCTGCGTCTCGTCCATAACATCGCGGACCAGCTTAAACCGAGGGTTCTGCTCAGGGGACACAAGCTCCACGACATTGCCTTGCTCGGTGATAATAAACCCTGACTGGATTTGGGCGAGCTTTATATACTTGGTAATGAAAGCCTCCACCGATACATATTCTGTCTCGCTAAGCCAAGTTACGAACCCATCCTCCATTTCCTTGTAGTGCTTCTCCAGGACCGGACCCAATTCGTACTGCCGCGTCGTGTAAAGTTTTGATGGCAAGTCTGTCCATTCCTTCTTAGTTGCCCAAAAGATATGGCTCCCGACTTTGGCTGCCAAAAGCTCTTCATTTTGGGCACCGATGACCTTCTTCCCCTTAAACCCGCCCATCCTACAGAAAGTTGTTTTGAACGGGAAGTAGTTGGATTGCATCGCGTCGATAGCCTTCAGCTGTGCCCAAAGATCGTGGGGTCCTTGGGTCTGCGGCTTGCCAGACATAACCCGCCTGTATCGAAACGACGTGCATATCTTCAGCGCGGCTTTGGTTTGTAGGCTATCAAATGTCTTGATCTGGATGGATTCGTCTAGGACTAACATACAGTTGCGCTTCTTGGTGAAGAATTCGATCACGCTTTGGGTGTAATGCGACCGGATCGCTTCGTAGTTGATGATTAGAACTGGGGGTCTATTGAAGTCTGTTTCTAGGAACGTTTTGGTCGCGTGGTCGTCTCCGGACTCGAATATATGAAAGTGGAAGTCCATATTATGCTTCTTGATTTCATCCGCCCAACCGGATTTGAAACTATTAGGACATATTACTACTAGTCTAGTTGCTTCCTTCGCTGCCACCAACTCCATAAATTCGGTCAGCGCTGTCAGCGTCTTCCCCAACCCCATTTCCATGAAGTACGCAAATCCGTACTTCCCCTTGGCTGCTTGTAGCGCTGTTTTCTGGACGCTTAGTAGTTCCATCGTGCCATCCACTTCTTACGATGCGCTCGTGAATTTCATTGTGAATGTGTTGTGATAGCCTGTCTGCCCATTCTTCTCCGTATTGGTGTTTCAACCACAGGAAGTCTGATGCTCCCAAAGTGATAGTTACGCGGCGGGGAAAATTATGGTTGTACTTTGGGGCCATTTCCAAGTCCTTGCAGTCGGAGTGCGACATAGGCGAGGAACGCGAAATTGGCGGCGTCCATCAGTTCTACCAGAACATTTTGGTCGTATTTGTCCTCGAAGAATTGGGTCTCAAACTCCTCAATCTCTGCCCGGAGCAGGTTGATGATATCGGGAATTGTATTTACTGTTGGGGTCTCCTTCCAGCTGTTCTTATCCAGCTTTGTTATCATCCCATCGACGAATCCTTGCAGATGATCGGTATATTGTTCCAGCGACTTGGGGATCATTATAGTTATACTAACAGTCATTTAGTTCCTCCGCTAGTTTGATGTCTTCTACTTTGGGGCCACTGCCAACTATGATCTTGTAGCCCTTGTCCATTTGTTCGCGGGCGGCTTGTAAGTCCTCAAACAATTCTTGCTGGCTTGCCTTATCCAAATAGTCCAGGTGGCTTAGAAATACGAAGTCTGGATCATTGGCGTAGCAGGCATCGAAGAATTGCTGCATCGAGAAGGTAGCTACTCGTCGGATACGTTTCGTGACTGTTGTGCGTTCGGCGGGAACTCCAATATCTTTCCAGTCGGTTTCGGTCTGGTCATCGTACCAGTCGCCGCTAGAATGTCCATCCACATTACCCACGCGTATAGGGAAGGTACGGATAGCCATGTAAGTCCGAGCCAAAAACCGAGGGGGAATACGGGCATCTGCTAATCCTTGCATTACCGTGCATTCACGGCTGGTTACTTTTGGGTAGAAGTGTGAGTTGATACCCAAGCTGAATCCTTGGGCCACTTCCATGAAGTAGGCTTTCTGTTCGGGCTTTATCCGGTGGTTCTGCAGTACGACATTCTTCGTAAGATTACCGAGCGAGTTGGCGGCGATAGCTCTTGGCTCGCGATATACTTTTCGTGCGAGCGCGGCCCCGGTTCCGCTTCGTGTTCCCGCTACTTCTGATATGGAGCCATTTTGCTCCGCAGCCCGATCTTCGTCGGTGATTATGGCCGCATTCGGGTGAACAAAGATTGGTATCCTGGGATACTTTTCAGCCTCCTCCTTCAGAATGTCCCGGTCAATTACAGCCCCCGCCGATAAGTATACCGGCATCGGGTAACCATACTTGGATAGATATACACTGAATGTTGGTAGTTGCTTGCAGACGATCTGCTCGTCGCCGAAGTAGCAAGTGTGTCCGCTATTTGGCCCTCCGCTGTAAATCGATCCATCGAAGTTGAGGATATGGTTCTTGTTTGAATGGGCCTGTTCAGCTAGCCAAGCAGCCAAAGCTCCCTTTCCAGTCGAACCGAACTGACCGTCTACGACGCAATGGACACCCTTGTATTTGAACAGGCCGTTATTCATAGATTACCCCTACGTGTTTATTTTGTTAGGTTTATCCCTCCACCAATCCTTTAATAGGACGGCAAATGGACTTTCGTAGTTTTCTTCATCCAACGCCTTTCCCCAAGCGATCCAGGCTTCTTCTATCTTAGCTTTATCCCCGGTGGCTTCGGCAGCCTTGTACGCTTCACAAGCGCGGTCAGCTTTACTTTTCATCAGATATCCCCTTAAACTGGTTTTTGGGGAGCATATCCTGAATAGCTCTGTCCACTTTGGCCAAAGCATTAGTGGTAGATACGGGCTTAATGTCGTAAAGCATCGCGGCCAAAGAAGTGAACCCGGCCTTGTCCACGAAGTTGTCCCCAGAGCTTCCGTAGACGGTGCGAGCGGTCTTCATCAAGTCCATCATCATTGCCACATCGTGCGGTCTAAGATGGACTTCACCCCGGATCGTGAAAGCGTGGCTGATATAGGAACTCCACATTTCAGCGATCAGCTTGAAGGAACGTTCGGCGTGACCGTGCTCTTTGCTCCGATCTCTTACCGCTTGAGCGGCATCGAGCAGGATTTTCTCAGCGATATCTAGTTCTGGCGGTTTAATAGTTGGGTTCATTGTTTGCCCTTTATTGAGTGGTAGTACTTCACTAGTTGATCGTGAAAAGAAAGGTCGCTCGTTGTTACCGAGAAGCATTCTCCCTTATCGATCTTCAGTTGGGGTGGATGGAAGTAATAAATCCCGTCTTTCCACCCTATTACGACGGGAATTACGTGGCCGCCGTTAGCGGCAACCTCTTGTATCCGTAGCAGTTCTATATACTGCCTCGGCGTTGGTTGGAAGTAATTTGCCCGGATTATCTTGACTTCACTGAAGAATGCAGGCAGCCCCTTGGGGATCAATAACATATCGAACACGCCGACGGCGTATTGGTCCTCGAAGCGACGGGCATAACCCCCCGCGTCGGTCACCGATTTAGCCATTTGGCGCTTAATGTTGGACTCGCTTGTCATTACCACTCATCCGACTTATCAAACGCCACTATCGACACCATTACTGCGCCGATGGTGCCGCCGACGAATAGACCAATCGCGAAGCCAATAACAAAGCTCATCGTTTCCTCACTGACTCAGTTGCTTCACGCAATGCTCCCGGCAACACAACATTTAGGTCTGAAGGCGGCACGCACTTTTGGCACACAATCTTCAAATCGGGGACCGTCTTAAGGGCATTTTGCCCCGATGGAAATATTCCTACCGTGTGGCCACAGTTGGAACACGACCTCGTTGTTTGGTCGGGGTGCACCCGTTCCATATCCTTCAGCCGCATCGTTACGAGTACTTTTTCAGTCATTCACCTAGCTCCGTATAAATACACCTTGTGGATTTCTCTTCATATTGCGTGGTTTTGTAACGTTACTCTTCTTTGATCTCAAACTGCGCATGTGCTTGGGTTCGTCTCTCATATTTTGCGTTTGAGTACCGGGAATTACGTGGTATGGGCAAATGCATTGTTTGTTATGGCACAAATGTCTAGTTTGGATTGTTTGAGGCATTGGACCGTGGACCAATTCACAAACATGCCTCGCAGCGAATTTATGTTTGTATTGGTAATTTCCTTTGTGTATCCATATAATTGGTCTTCCGCCATTTCTATTCAGTAGAGCACCCAGCCATAGATAACACCCGGTATTTGGCTCCGGTATCCACATTCTAATTCTTGCGTCTAACCATTTTTCAGCGTCTTGTATAGTCATTCACCTAGCTCGGCCTTTTCGTACCACCAAAGCGTTACCGTGAACATGCGTTGCCCGTTCTCATCAGGATCGGTCATGCCAACCACTTGCGACTTGGGCAGCCATACTTCGGTCTTCATGCCCATTGTCGGTTCTATTAAGTAGGCTTTGGCTGTTGACACTTCGATGCGGGCTTCTAGTTCACGTGTTGGATCACCGGGTCGATACCCCATTTTAGCATACTCCGTGGTCGCTGTCAAGTATTGTTTCCATCTTCCGGACATAGGGTCGTCGGACTTATGACCTCTATACCGGGTTTTCCAGCCCCAAGGTAACCTTTTCTTGGATGTAGGCATTGACTGCTGGCCCGAATGGTAGCCCTGTTTCCTTCATGATCTCACGAATTCTGTACTGTTGCATATCGGCGTCGTATTCTGACATACAGCCGCTAGTCTTCGTATTTATCGAGCTTATCCCCGTAACTGGCTCTCGCCCAGTCTTTCCCCGAACCCAATCCAAAGGGGATAGGTACAATGATTTCAAGCTCGTTTGCGACATTCTCGATACTCCTCATCAATTCGCTGATGTCGTGATCTTCTTGTCTTTGCCAAAGCAAACTGTCGTGGATTGTGAGCAATACCTGTACCTCGGGGTAAGCGTCCTCATATTGGCATGATCTAAGTAGGCATAATTTAAGATGTTCCCCTCCCACGTTTTGAATAATACGCGATACTGCTCGGTATGCGAATCGTGGGTCATCCAAATAAGCTCGTCGGCCAAGTATGGTTTTAACATAGCCCCTCCGCTTGAAGACGCTGACGGCGGTATCCTGGAATGTTTTGATTGCTGGGAAGGCGTCTTGCAAGAAAGCGCGGTGAGCGGCTCTGGCTCGGTCTAAGTCCCAACGCATGTGCCCCGCAAGCGTCGGAGGGGACATCATGGTTAGCATCCCCATTCCTAGCCGCTTGGCTACTTCTCGGTCGAGTCCAAGGACTTGTGAAGCTCTGTCGTGGATGTCCATAGTTCCACTTCTATATCCTTCGACGAGTGCCGTGTCACCCGAATAGTGCGTAAATAATCGAGGTTCTTGCTGCTTCGCATCCGCTTCTTCAATGACGAATCCTTCATCCGGTATGACAAGGCGTCTAACAACTCTTCCAACATCAATATTTCTCTTGGGGAAAGCTTGCAGGTTAGGCTCGGAACAAGAGAACCGGACTCCGGCAACCCCGTAGTCATCTGACTTGGACTGGTTGAGGATCGGATGTACTCTGCCATTGACATTGTGAGTGACAATGAGGGGCGCGATGAAGCTGTCTCTCGCCTTTTCGAGGCGGCGGACCGCAAGGATTTTTCCGCCGATTTCGTTGGTTTCGAGCCATTTTTCAGTGAAGGAGAACGCCCCGTTGGTCGTTTTTGCGAATTGGCCATCTTGATATCCGTTCAATCGGTACAGTTGTTCTACTGATTTGGGTGACCGAGCGTTGAAGCCTGGAATAAATACTTTACTAGCCTCTTCTATCGCCGCATTGACGTCGTGGGTTACTCTTTCGGTGTACTCGGCGTCGATCTTCATTCCCCGGTTGTGTATACGAGCCACATAAGGTATAAGGTCACACTCCAACTTCCAAGAACGGCGCAAATCATCGCCGTCCAGAATAGGCTGCTGCTTAGCCCATAATTCCAAAGTAGAGACGCCATCGCCAGTAGCGTAATCGACAGCAACAGGGAGATCACCTTCGAGCCTCCAGTAATTCTTCATTTGTTTGCGCTCGGGCAATCCGCCAAACCGGCGAGCTAGTTCGGCATACAGTTCGTATCCCTTTTTGGGTGTAACGCCGTGACGAATGGCGCACTCTTCCAGACCGTGGCCGTGAACGACATCGCTTATGATCGCCTCGTTGATCATCGTGTCTTCTATCGGACCACCCACCACAATACCATGCCTAAGGCCAATGCGTAGGTCAAAACCAATACCATGGCCCACAGTCCGGAAACCAAATCGGGATCGGTCTCGGAAAGCTGCCGCCAGCGCTGTTTCAAATTCCTCCACATTTGGGATATTGCCCCCTGCCTCGTGGCGAACCGGGACATAAATCGAATAGTCCATGTTTGTGATCACATAACCACAAATCTTGTCCGTCACCGTAAGCCCGGTGGTCTCGGTGTCGTACGCCATAAGTTGGGAGGTTCGTACTATATCCAAAGCAAGGGAGGGGTCGATTAATTGTTTCATTATTGCCCCTTAGAAGGCGAGGGACCCATTCGCGGCGTCCCTCGCAGTTTACCCGGCGGATAACTTCCGGGAGTTAGAATTTACCCGACGCGGCCATCTCTTCGTCCACCTTGCCCGCAGGCTTGGTGTCCAACTCCTCTTCGGACTCGTCGCTTGCAACCCAACCGCCCTTACTGAACTGCTCGTACATCGCCTCGCAGATTTTTGCGTCCTCTGCGTTGGCGAAGCCCGCCCCGGTGTAAGTAAAGTTGAAATAGGGGCCTTCAGCTCCCTTCTGTTGCGTCGAACCAATGTCGTACACCTGGACGAAGTGGGCGACCGGTTTGGAGTCGATCTTCGACAGGAGTTGCTGCATCGGCTTGACGCTGGAACGGGTATTGATGATAATGGAGGGACTGAGTTCTGGGTAATCAGGCAAGTACCACATCATATTATACGTGAGGCTTGCCGCTGGCGGCGAGTTGGCGTCGCCCGGAATACTAGACCCAAACTGGTCGAGACCGGATTCCGCCACCGTCTTGGCCGTCTTGTAGGTGATGTTATTGGGGGACCCTTTTGGCTTTACAGTAAACTCGACATCAACCAAGTCCCAATGCACCCCGTCAGCAGCCCGAGCAAGAATACCGCGATCGTCATTCCTAGGTGCCCAGAGGACAAATGACTTGCGTATAATGATCGGTATTGCTTTGAGGCTTGGTCCAAGATTTTCTTGCGCGACCGTGTGCCAGAATTGTCCTGCTTTTGCATCGGGGAAGTCCTGTAATTCGGGGCTGATTGCCTGGATGAGTTTGATCCTAGGGATAATGCGGTCCGTAGAATCGACGTTGCCAATCTTAGCCTTATTGTACTGGCCCAAATGAGCCGGAAGGTCCTGATTTCGCTTGGTGAGGTCATTCATTTTAGGTTCCTGTTTTAACTCATCGCGAAGTTGCGAATACATGAAAGCTTCAGTTTCTGCTACATCGGATGGCTTCATATTTTTGTTATGCTCGTGTAGGTCATCACGCTCGTAGTGAAAGTGGGTGCTGGAAGCTCGATGCCTTGACCGTTTAATTCTTTGGCCAGTGCGCCGAGTGTCTGAGCGTTTACAGTCTCCTGGATAACGCCACCGTTTCCACTTCCCCGCAGCCAATTGAATCCCTCCTGTTTGTCGGTCATAGAGGCTGACCAACGAGTTCCCAGGGAAACTCGACCTACTCCTTCGATAGTGGTTGATCGGATTTTGTTTGCCCGCATAACGTCGGGGACTTGTTCGCGCGATAGACGCTCTTCGATTTTTGTGAGCGCGTCTTTTGTTTCTTTTATCATCGCGTTCGCGTGGCGAAGCTTATCGTAGTGTTTTATTACTTCCACGTGTTCTTGGGTGGACACTACGGCGTTGGTTTGGTTCCTTATCGTCTCCGCCATGTGGGTAAATGCTAGGCAGAGGTCGGTTAGCGCTTCAAGCGTTCTTGGTTCCATGTGCGATACTCCATTGCACCAACCAAACTTTTTGGCTGTGGCAAAATTGTAGCACACCGGGGGCACGCTGTCAAGTATGAACTATACCTTCACTCATCTTTTTTCCCGCGATCTTCTAACCACTCTCTGAACTGGATGATCGGGTCGTATTCGGCTGGTATTAAAAATGTTATTGCCACTAAACCAAGGACGTAGATGAAAACCAAGAACGATTCAAAGTCTTCCATGTTACCTCCAATACAGTGAAGGCCCCGCTGGAACGGGGCCTTCATGCAGACGGTACGCTGAACTGGTGCCGCCCTAAAACGACAAGGGTAGATCAGCCGGTAGCTTCAGTGGAGGTTGCCTCTTGTGCCGCCTTGGCCGCGCCCGCTAAGGCTGGTTTCGGCAGATTAAGGGGAACTTCACTTCCGTCAAGGGCGATGGCCTTGCCGTTTTTCCGTACAAACGTGGCGAGCATGTTGCGAAGGGTCATACGGGCACGTCCTTCGGCACCGTGCCTCTTTTCGGTCACTTGGTTCTTGTAGTGGTCCACTTTGTCCTGTGCGATGCCGTTTTTGCTGCACAGTTCAAAGAACTTGTCGAAGGAGAATCCCTCCTTGTCGGCGCACTGTTCCTTGATAAACACGGCCAGCTCATCTTCGCCGCCGTTCTTATATCGGCCCGCGTAACGCGACGGAACGATCGACTTGGTGGTCTTGGTCGGTGCCTGCTCTGTAGCAGTATTCTCAGTAGCTTCGGTCATTATACTCTAACTCCATGGTTGGCGACAGTCTCCAGTCTACCACACCCGAGCTTGGCTGTCAAGGTATCCTTAGAACATTATATCTTCAGACGGGAAGAATTGCTGCCCTTCCATAGTTTGGAACCTAGCAGCTTCGAATCGTTCACTCCGAAGTCTTCATCGGTGAATACGAACCGGGGCGACAATTCAACGCCGATGGATAGCCCAAACATCTCGGTTAGCGTTCCGATCTTGTATTTAAACCGCCACATTCGGCTGTTATTTTCGATATGGGGTTCAAGCAGCCCCGCGCTCTGGAATTCATCGAATACGACCCTCGGTTGAGCGTAACGCAGCTGCATCGATTTGCTTATATCTTCCACCCGCTTGTTGAATTCCGGTATGGTGAACGTCGCGGATATGTCCAAATCCTCCCAAATGCGGCCTTCCTCGACGATGGCCTTCGCGGCTCGCCTTGGGTGGGACATATTGGATTCCACGATGTGAGTGTCGTCGCCAGCAGAAATAGACACATCTTCCAACGCAGCCTGCTCAACCGGGGTAGTGTTGAATATATACATGAAGTGCTCTTTAACATCTTTGCGACGGATGAAATCGCTGAACTCCTTGAAGAACGGCTTGAGCGTGACGGCCCACTTCTCGAACCCAAGGTCGCTCATATGTAAGAATTCCTTGTCGTATGTCTTCATGTAGAACAACGCGCGGTCTCGGACATTCCTTTGGTTGATGCCTATGTCGAATCGGTTCGAGGCGAACACGACGCGGGAGAACAGCCGGTGCGTCTTGGAGGATAGATACTTTTCCTGCCCGCCAAGCTCAACGTTGCGGATTATCTTCTTGATTTCGTCGACACTGGCTTCGTTATGGAATTTGGCTTCGTCGATGAACACTATCATCTTGTTGATGAACGGCTCGACTGAGAACCCTCCTTCTAGAACTTTGGGTGAAGCGGAACCCCACTGGTTTTGGAATAGTTGGCCGAGAAACGTGTTGCCGAAGAATGACTTACCGACTCCCTGCCCCCCAATGAACACAGGGGCGACTTGTTGCTTCTGCCCCGGAAATTGTACTATCCACGATATCCACTTCTTTATCCACTCCATTTGGGTCTTGTTATCTTGGGTCAAATAGCCAAATAACTTGTCCATCATAAGGTTACACTTATGGATGAGAACCTCATCGGGATTTTCGGTCGGCAGAATTGGCCAGCCTCGCCACGTGTTGAACATGGTTACGGTTCCAGGTTCTGCGTCTTGGTCGTCGGGAACTATGTCGCCACTTCGTGATAGGCGAAATATCGATCCCGGTTGGAAATCTGGGTACAACTCTCTGCCGCTAACCCGACGTCTAAGCGGTGACGCCTCGAATATTTTAAACAGCGGCTTCATCTTGCCAGCAACTTCCATAAAGTCGTTGCTGTGTCGCCGCATAAGGGTAGCGGGATCGTGTGTGAAGTTTAGTTGGGATAGGAACCGTTCCCGGTCTACGTATTGGTCGTCGGAGTCGTCGTAAACATATACTTCAGCCATCTTAGTGAGAGGCGTAACGTCGATACCGGGCATGAAGACGATGCGCAAAGCCTGCAGCGGTTCTGCCCCGATCTCGTCGCCAAGAGTCTTCCAGCCTCGTATCTTGGCATCCGGATTATTCTCGAGCTTTTTAAGTGCATCACGGAAAACTCTCTTCCGCATGTACACTTCACGGTCACCCAACGCCTCGCATAAGAAGTCGAGCATGGATTCCGCAACTTCGGGGGACGAGACTGGACAGAATGTGCCACGCTGAACCCCCTCGTTCTCGTTGATGCCTTTACTCTCGATAACCAAACGAGCGAGCCAACCTGACAACGTGGTGGCGAAGCTCTGTCGGCTGCCTTCCATCCAGTGCGGTTGCATTATGTATAGGAATGTGCCGAATGCGATGCCAGTGACTAACTGAGCGAATGTAGTTCTATGCGGCGTGGTCGCCGCTACTTCACCCACAGACGTTGCGATCCCGGACGAAGTGTACCAAACTGAAATGTCATATTTGGATGCGTCGTTCTTCGCTAGGTAGACACTCCCCGGCATTACAGTCTGCCGCGCTTCCTTCACTGTGTTTGGCGAGTCGGTGGAAACTGGCCCCATGGATCGAAGCTCGGACTTGAACCTCTTGCTATCTAGCTTAAATTCCCCCGGCTCAAATTCCTTCATCATATCATAATTAGCGATGTCCGCATCGGACAGCTGAACCAACAAATGGCTGGCGACATTTTTCGATAGACGGCCAAAGGCGAAACGTGTATCGATGCCTAGGAACTTGAAGGCGCTGATTATGGCGTGGTTGTACCGGACATCTTCAGCGTCGATATCGACGTCTAACCAGCCAAACTGGAGGTTGAAACCGAGATTTAGGTCTCGGTAAGTGGGGTTGTCGATCCACTCCTGAAGATTAGTGTCTCTAAATTTCCGCTTATACCAGTCGGAATTAAAGGGCATCTTGCCAGCCATCTGCAAGAATACAGCGCCGACTTGTATGAAATTATTGTTTATCTGAGCAGTAATAGCTCGTTGCTGGTGGATAGTGCGTTCGTCTGTGGCGTTATACGAGAATCCACCCTTGATAACTTCCATAATTCCCCCGATTTTTGCCCCCCAGAGAAGAGCCGTGGCGAGGAGGTTGGCCAACCTTTATCCTCGCCACGGTTTGCGCAGGGGGGACGCGCACTAAGATTTTAGCACACCGGGGGGCGGCTGTCAAGTTTGGAAACGGGCATTCACGTATTCTTATTTTTGTGATCTTTGATACGTCGAATGTATTTTTCTAATTCCATTAGAACCAACGGTTCTAAAAAAACCATGTGATCTCCATTTTCTCTAGGTGCACGAAGTCGTATTTGCCACCCGTCCCAATATACGTAAAGACCGTCACCTAAATATTCCTCATCTATAGCCATTTGTAAATCCTTTACGTGTGTAGGCGGAGTACGTACGCGTAGCGGGCGGCCAGCTGGTGCTATTAATGGACCGGCTGCGCCCCTGCTGCACCGGGAGTACGTACGGAGCCCAACGGCGTACGTACCCGGCGCGGCAGGGGTGGTCACTGGGTGCAGCACCTTCCAGGGCTAGTGCTGCCCTTCTTTAAGGTTCTTGATGTCGCGTTCTAATTCTTGTGCCAGGTCTTCCATGAACTCGCCAAGCCATTGAGCAAGGTCTCCGTTACCCTTGTTCGTCATTTGCCCAGCTATTTCCATGATCATCGTGTTTATTACATTCACGGTTGAGTTCCGTGCGAGGGTCGCTGGTGTTCCTAATTCCCGCGCCTTCCACAACCAATGCATGTAGGCGCGGAATACTGAGTCGATGCACATGTAAGCGGCGGGGTCTGCGTCGTTGTCTTTGAACAGCGTCGCTATCCCGTCGACGAACTTATTTACTTCTGGGGATGAATTTTCCCATGTTGTACGTTCGGCATCTGTAATCATAACTTATCCTTGGGTTTGTATTTTTGTGTTGTGTTTATTACCCAATCTTCGCTTAGCTGGTAGGAACTGGGTACCCATCCTTCCGGCATTTGCACCAACCCCTTGGTGTGTGTTAACTGCTTGGATAGTAGGTTGCGGCCAGTCATCCTAAGACGGCCTTGCCAGCCTTT